CTACGCCAGGTGGTTTGTATTTGATTTTGCGAGGTGCTTTCCAGGAAGCTGTGTTTGAATCGCTGCAAGCGCGTCTTCTATCTCGGTGAGCTTTGCCTTCGTCCTTTTATAGTCGTCCTGCAACCTCTGCTCCTGCTCGTTATACGCCACCAGAACGATGCATCCTTTCATGACCTTTACTGTGACCTGCTGTCCGGTATCAAAACCCGCCGCGCGCAGCCACTTTCCGGAAAGGATTATTCTCGGCGTAGATTTGTCGTAAACATTCGGGCGGTATCCCACAATTAACGAATGCTCGGTTCCGGATTGGTCGGTATCTGGGGTAGAATGCGAATCAGCCATAATCAACTCCTTGATAGTTGGTGAGGTTAGCTCTCGTCCGGTATTGCGAGTACCTGGCGAGGGCATTTCAATTTGAGGTTTTCGTATGCTAAGGTACGTACCTCAGTGAAGATATCTTGCTCTTGTAGGTACGTACATGTCAACAGCTAAACGCGACCCTAACAAATCTAAATCCGGAAAAGCACCGACTTTCCAGATTCGTATTACGCCGGAGTTGAAGGCTCAGTTTGAGGCGGCTGCGAAAGCTGAAGGAATGAGTTTGGGTAATTGGTTGAAAACTTTAGGTCGTGATGAGCTGAAACGCAAAGGTATAATCCCTGTGAAGTAATGCCTATTTTGATAACCTAATAATTTATTTGGATTATGAAATGAATAATCTAGAGCTTAAGACACAATTAACAGCAATTTTTAAGTCGCGTAATGCAGGTCCGTTTTTATTTATAGGATCAGGTTTTTCTAGGAGATATCTTGGATTATGTGATTGGAAATCCCTTCTAGAAAAATATTGCATTTATGGTAAACCGTTCGAATATTATTTGGCTACCGGTGACTCTACTTATCCAACTGCCGCAAGACTTATTGCAGAAGACTTTAATCAAGAATGGTGGCAGGATGCTCGTTTTGCAAGTAGTAGGGAAAAGTTCCATAAGAAGGTAGTTGATAAAACATCCGCACTACGTTTTGAAATTTGTGAATTTTTAACAAATGCACTCGATGTTTCTCTTACTGAAAGTAATTATTACAATGAAATAAAATTGTTATCAAATTTAAATGTTGATGGAATAATTACGACAAACTGGGACTGTTTTTTAGAACAGCTTTTTCCAGATTACAAGGTTTATACAGGACAAAATGAGTTGTTATTCTCAAATCCTCAGTCAATAGCTGAGATTTATAAAATACACGGAAGCGCCCATAAGCCAAAATCACTAATTATGACCGATACTGATTACCATGAGTTTAATTTGAAAAATCCGTATCTTGCAGCGAAGTTAATAACTATTTTTGTTGAGCATCCTGTGGTTTTTATAGGATATTCACTGTCGGATAAAAATATTACGTCCTTGCTTAGCGCTATATCAACATGTATTGGCCCACAAAATGTGGAACAATTGCAGCATAATCTAATATTTGTTGAAAGAGATGAGGGCTTAACTGATTGCTCCATATCAAACACTTATACATCAATTGATGGTGTTCAAATCCCAATAACATTAATAAGGACGGATGACTTCATTCCGATATTTGAATCAATTGATGAAAATAAAAGAAAAATTCCAGCGCGAATTTTGAGATATTGTAAGGAACAGCTTTACAATTTAGTTCAATCTAATGAGCCTGAAAAAAAGATTTGTGTTGTAGATATAGATGAAGTCGAAAAACATGCTGACGTTGAATTTATAGTCGGAGTGGGGGTTGCCGAAGCAAAGAGAAAAGAAATTGAAGTTGGGAATTGTGGTTATACTCAAATTAGCAGCATAGACTTATTTGATGACTTGCTGCATGATAATAAAAGCTATGATCCAAATGGTATTATTGGAAGTGTAATTCCATCAGCGGGTAGATATAGTCCAAATATTGTAGTGTTTAAATATCTTTCCAGTATTGGAATCAAAAATCAAAAAGAATATATAGATTCTGGCTTACCTTTAGATAAATGGGTGAATCGGACAGCTATTAATTATCAATCTTCAAATTATTTGAGGACTTTTGTTAAGAAATTTAAAGATAAAGATACTTTATATATTATTAACCATTCGACACCGGAGTCGGCCGCGATTTATCTCCCTTTCCTTTGGGATAAATTAGAGTTGGATGTAGTGAAGGATTTCCTCGTTCAACATCAAGAGAAACTTAATAATGAAAACTCAAGCTATTCAAGTTATTTTAGGAAGTTAGCATGTTTATACGATAGGCTTACTCATGGTTGGTAGATGAGCATTTTTGGCGGAGATCACAGGAGTTCTGCTTTTCATATAAAACATTGTATTTATTGATTTTTATATATTTAACTACCATTTGTTATACACATTGCTATACACATTTTCTATATTGACAAACTATCTATTTATAAGTCACCAGTGATAAATTTCTTTAAAAAAACTTTTTTTTGGAAAAACTGTTCACACTGTTCACTACGGTATTTTATTTAATATATTCAAATGGTTATGTAGTGAACGGTTGGTGAACAGTGAATACTTTACTGTTCACTTTTGCCGTTTTGCAGGTAAAAAAAGACCGGCTATTGCCGGTCAGGGTAGGTTATTTCGCTATAGGGTCATCACATTTTGGCAACCAGTCGGCATTACTTTCCTCTCTGAGTGCCAGATTTGTCTGTATGCCCTGATTTTTTCGGCGCTTCTCATAACTTAGCCCGTACTCTTTCAGCATGGCCGGCAGTCCCTTACCGAACATGGTGAGGCTGAGTGTATTCTTGTAGCCGTGGGCTTCCATATACGCCAGATAGGCATGATACAGATACAGGCGCGGCTGGCGCGGAATGATGTTGGCATTGCCAATATACATACCCTCAGGCTCCGGCAGTGCTTCCAGATAGCCGCAAAAATCAAATGTCGGATCAGCATCGCGTTTAATACTGAGCGCCTCGTCGGAGTTCTGCTGTGACTGGAGCAGAGCACGGGCAGTCATCGGGTCGCTGAACTTCTGCATAAGCTGGCGCACAATTACGGCCAGCTCGCGAGCGATTTTGTTTTTTAGCTGCGGGTCGCGTTCATCCGGGGCAATCTGTTCCGGGAAATGCAGGATCACCCGGCGACGGGAAACACCGCCGCTGCGGTCGGTAAAGCGCATCGGGTTATTGTTCACGGCCAGGATCACCGCCGGAATATGGGTGGAGTATGCATCCTTGTATTTCGGGTCTACCGAGACCGCATCCCCGCCGGTGATGGCCTTTAGTCCTGCCCCGTCACCGCTCCACTTTTCCTGGTCAGGCAGGCGAATCAGCGAGAAGCCAATCAGAGCCGCACGTTCGCGGGGTGATTCCAGCGTTTCGATGGTGGCCGACGTGGCGTTATCTTCCCCGGCAAGCATCGTCGCAATTTCGGCCAGAATACTTTTTCCGCTCCCGCCGGGACCGGTGACTTCGAGAAAGAGCTGCCAGTCGTAACGGTTAGCCAGCACCATAAACAGGGCGGCAAGTATCACGTCGCGCTTTTCCGGTCTGCCACCGGCGGCACGGTCGAGCCAGCGCCAGAAATCCGGGGCGTGGGTTTCCAGCGTTTCCCCCTCCACTGGAGGGGTAAAATCGACATCACAGAGTGTGCGCAGCCAGTGCGATTTATGATGCGGGCTGAAAGTACCGGTGGCGGTATCGAGTACACCGTTGCGAAAGCCAATCAGACGCCGTGCCGGGGCATCCTGCTGCGGAATAATCAGTTTCAGGGTCTCCACCACTGAGGCAATTTTCCCCGACGAGAACGGGGCACGCAGACGCTGGAACAACCCGGCAACGTCGCGGGCAAAATCCGACGGTGGAATGATTTTCCATATCCCGGCCTCATAGCGGGACAGGAGCTGGCCGTTTGCATCCACGGCCAGCGCTTCTCCGTAATGCTCATGCACCCGCATTGCCTTTTCACTGGTGCTCATGGCGGTAAATTCTGCCTCGCTCATGGTAGCGAAAGGGCTGTCAGCCGGTGGCCGGATGGCGTCATAAATCGCTTTTCGTGTCGCCTCTTCGCCTTTTTGCATAAACGCATCATTCCAGTCACCGAATACCGGCGGCAGGGCGACAACGCCCTCACAGGCGTCTGCGGCCGCAGCGGCTTTGTTCTGGCCGTCGCCGCTCAGGTCGCGGTCGGCGGCGAGCACAATCTGACAGGCCGGGTGTTTCTGACGGGCAAGGCTCGCCAGAGAAAGGAGGTTCACGGACGACAGCGCCACCATGACGGTTTCCCCGGTCAGGTGATGCACGGTGAGCGCGGTCGCATAGCCCTCCGCAATCCACAGGCGTTTTCCGGCCTGTTTTTTTCCTTCGATGGTGTGGCACGCTCCTTTTACCGCCCCGCCTTTCAGGGTGCGTTTGAGACCGTCAGAATTGATAAGCTGAAGGTTAACCAGTGCGCCGGTATCGTCATACAGCGGGACAACCACATCACCGGCGCGAAACGTCACGCCGCCGGTTTTGTGTGTGGCCGACAGTACCGGACATTCCCGGTCGGGGAAGCCCTTGCGGGTCAGGTAGGCGTTGCCGCTGGCCGGTCGGGTTTTCTCCATGAGCCTGACGGCCAGTGCGGCCGCCGCTTTGCGGTCGGTATCGGTTTCAGCCTCTGCGGCTGCAATCACTTCCGGGGCAACCGGCGGCAGGTTGCCGGTCACGGCGTTCACCTTCCCGGCAGCCTCTGATGCGTTCATGCCGAACACTTTCTCTACCAGCTTAAGTCCGTCACCCGCACCGCACTGGTTGCAGTACCACGTCCCGCGCCCCTCTCTATCGTCAAAGCGAAAACGGTCAGAGCCGCCGCACACCGGACAGGCCTGATGGCGGTTTTTAAGCACCTTCACACCCAGTGCCGGGAGAATGCGCGGCCAGTGGCCGCACGCCTGTTTTACGGTTTCCGTTACGTTCATTTTCATCGTTATTTTCTCCCTCAGTGCACAACAGGCGATTGCATGTGACGGGCGCAGAGTTCATCCATCACTGCGAGCCCGAGGAAGGACAGCGACGGCGCGGCCTTGAGCGGTCCGGCTTCCATTAAGTCTTCCAGCAGTGAACAGGCAATCAGACGGCCTTTTTCCTCGCCGTGCTGGCGCAGGTAAAAGCCCTCCAGCTCGTCGGCAATGGCGCTTTCCAGCGCGTCGAGGGTGAGGTGCGGGTAGCGGTGCTGACGTTCGCATACTGTCAGCCACGCACAGGCGACAGCGCGGCGATACAGCGCGGCGCGTAATATGGGCGGTAGTGGCTTTTTCATACGTTACCCTCCCCGGTCAGCCAGCGCTGATTGCAGTGTTCGACCACGCCGTCGAGCTGGGCGGTCATGAGGTAAATCACGGAGGTGAGCTGTAACTGCTGCGCAGGGGCACGACGAATGGCCGTGCAGTCCTGCACCTACATCAGATCGCCGACGAGCTGGCCGACGTTGCGAAGGTGTTCAAGGCATTCAAGGTCTGCCCGGCTGATGGTGGGCTGATTTATATTTTGCGGCCGTTCTGCACTGTTAACAGGCATAATTTCGTCTCCTGAGGTCGTGCGTATCCCTGCGCAGATACGCACATTTAATATTCGTTATCGTTTTGTAATTACAGATAATGGCGGTAGCTGTTATCCGGTTTTATTTCCGTTTCCGGCCTGAAATTATTTCGCCATTTATACGCCACCGGTGCCGGGCGTTTAACCGGGGGAATATCGTCAGGATATTTATCGATATTCCGCACCCGGTATTTCTGTAATTCCGGGTCTGCGGCAAGCTCACTCAGAACAGCATGGCGGTTTTCAGGACTGCGTTTAAATACGTCGGGAGACTCGCAGGTAAATTCACGCAAAAAACGACCGAGTGGAATTTCTGCCATATCACCAGTAGCGATAATACGAATGAGGATGGTGTAGGTGCGCCGGTAGGGATTCCAGACTTGCCCCGGGCAGCGGTACGGCATATCCCATGGAATACCGTCGGCCAGAATGCCTGACACCACCACGTCAGGAAAGCCTGAACAACGGTATGTTTCACCCGGCTGAGGGAAATCAAACATGGTGCTCCCCTCCGTTCCCCGATGTCGTGGCGAGAAAGTCACGGCACAGGCCTTTGGCTTTCAGCTCTTCCAGTACGTAGCTAACGTCCTCATGGATATAACTAAAAATCTGCGGCAGGTATAGCTGGTGTAGACCGTTCAGTTCACGGTGCAGCAAATCTCCACCAATGAACTGTGAGACGGCGCTTGCGCGATTGAGTTTATGGTACGCCTCTATGCTGAGGTGTTCCTGCATGGGGTTAAGGTCATCACGACGCGCTGAGACGGTCTGAGGTGTGTTTTTATTAGGCATGTGACACCTCCACAACCGGCAGACGGGCGGCAAGGGAAAGCACGTATTCGCGGACAAGGGTGCGACGGGCGGCCAGCTCGTCACCGGCAACGGTGCGGAGCATACAGATACGGGGCTTACGGTCTGCGCGACGGACGGCGGCAAACACAAAGACAAACTGCGGGTGTAACGGGGTAAGGATCGTAGCCATAAGAGCAATCTCCAATAAGTAGCGGTAAAAGCCACCACCGGAGTTCTCACACACTGGTGGCGACCCGAACGGGGGTGAGAAACCGGCCTTATTGGAAACCGGCCAGCCCGAGGGCTGCCCCGCCCGGATCACCATTATCTGACTGAAACCACGGAATAAACACCACGGCCCGAAAAATAGGTGTGTCTGGACAACGACGTAAAAAAACACGCATGGCGCGTGTTGTGTCGCCAATAAGTAACACGGGTTCTCACGCCCGGCTGCCGATTTTGCGACAGCGAGAAAACTGTACCAGGAAACACACAACGGATGCAAGCCAGAAAAAAGGACTTTTTGCTGAACGGGCAGCATCATGCGTCATATCCCCGCTTGCGTTGGGCAATACGGTCGGCCATCCATGCGGTGACTTCGGATTGCAGCCAGGCAACATTTTTACCGCCGAGTGTTATCTGCTGCGGAAAGGCATTTTTCTTAATGAGGTCATAAAGCGTGGAGCGGGACAGACCACATAAATGCATCACTTCGGGCAGACGTAAAAAACGCTCCGGAGTGGCATCAGTTACCGATATCAGGGGAGTAGTTGGAGCAGAAGACGGAGAAGAAAAAGCAGTTTGCATTAAGCCACCTCGTAACAATCCATACAGCGCCGGTCGTTTCCGTCCGGCTTCGGGTAGCTCTCTATTTTGTGAATATTTTTCTCCAGTGCAACAGGTGCACGTTGTGTCGTGGAGCGTTTTTGTCTGTTATTTGAGCAGTAAAATGAAAAGCCGAAAAATAATCGGCACACGACGCGCTGAGACACTCATAAAATTAGGTTGATTGGATTCTTCTATCGATTACAGAAAATAAAAAAATAAAAACAATGAATCATTCGGGAGAGATTGTCGGTAGCGGTGAACAGTAGTGAACAGTCGGTGAACAGTCATGCCCTCAACTGTTCACCCTTTATCTTATTGTATTACTTATATTTTTATTTAAGGTGAACAGTGGTGAATAGTTATAAGTAAAAAAACAAACGATGAGTAAGGTTTTGCTGAGACCTTTCTCTGGCAAGCCGGGTTTTGAGTGGTGTTTGTGCCAGAACTGCCACAACTGCAATGAATCGAGATGTTGTGTGATGAAGGGCAGAATTATTTCAGGTTGAATAAACGGAGAGCCTGAACATGAAACTCGAAACAGTCATTACCGCCCTGCAAGATGTTGCCGCCAAGCAGTACGCAGAGAACAGCCAGCACGTCACCGACAAGCTGAGCGCATTTACTGCGGCCAGAGACACCCATGTGACCAGCATGCAGGCGCTGAAAGAGATTGATACGTCCATTGAACGCTGTAAGCAGGAGCGGCAGACCGCCCTCGATGAGAGCACTGAGGCGGAGCAGGACTGGCGCAGCCGCTTTCGCACCCTGCGCGGCAGTCTCACCCCTGAAATGAAAGCTGAGCACAGCAGGCGTATTGCCAGTCGAGAGCTGGCCGACGAGTTCACCGGTCTGATTGCGGAGCTGGAGACAGATCGGACACGCGCCATGCTGAATGCCTGCTCCACCGCCAATAAATACCTGTCAGCGCATGACGATGCCTTTACCGCTTACGCCAGTGCGGAATGGGCTCAGGCTGTCAATGCGGTTCCCGTCGCCCTCATTCGTGCTTTCCTGCTGCGCATTCGCGCCCTCGAAATGAAGGGGGAGAGCGCCCCGCAGTCCGTGGTCATCAGTGAGCTGCGCGATGCGCTGAGCCGTCAGGGCAGCCTGTATCACTTCGATATGAAGCAGGAGCCGGTGTTGTCCGTGACGGGCATGCACCGGCCGCAGATTACTGACGTTGATACGGAGCTGTTACGCAGCCCTGCGAAGAGAATGATGCTTGCCAGAAAACTGGCTGAAAATGGCGAGACAAAAGCGGAGGTGTAAGCAATGTTTCACTGCCCGTTCTGCAAAACCAGCGCGCATTCCCGCACCAGTCGGTATCTGTCCGATAACGTCAAACAGCGCTATCACCAGTGCATGAACATCGAGTGCTCGGCCACGTTCCGCACGCTTGAATCCATCGACGGGGTTATTCGTTCACCGGCAACAGAGCCGGTCATCCCGGTACCCGCACCGGCGGCCATCGTTAACCGTGCCGGTGCGTAAGCACGGCCAGTCATCAGGAGAAACATACGTGACCACACTGACGCTACAGAAAGCCTTTGAGGCCTGTCAGGCAAATAAATCCGCCTGGTTGCAACGCCGGGATGAACTGAAGCAGGCCGAACAGACATACCGCGAACAGCTTGCCGGTAACGGCCACAGCGGCCGGAGCCTGCAAACCCTGCGCGAGATTATCGACGTGAAAAAATGGGAAATTAATCAGGCTGCCGGTCGCTATATCCGTTCGCATGAGGAGGTGCAGCGCATCAGTATCCGCGACCGTTTAAATGATTTTATGCAGGTACACGGCGCGGAGCTGGCCGCCGCCCTTGCCCCGGAGCTGATGAATTATTCCGGGCAACACTCCGCCGTTCAGCGCTGTGCCATGCAGCATTCACTCGACTGTCTGCGTGAGGCGCTACAGCTCTGGCTGGTCGCCGGTGAAAAAATTAATTATTCTGCGCAGGATAATGACATTTTAACGGCCATCGGATTCAGGCCTGACGCGGCTTCGCGCGATGATAATCGTGAAAAATTCACGCCTGCACAGAACCTGAATTACACCCGCCGCCGTGCAGAACTGGCCGTGCAGTAGTCCGCTTAAAAATCCCCGAAAATCCCGCCATTTTTACGTATAAAAGCCATGGATGCATAGGTGCATGGTTTTGCATGCGTTTTAACAACACTGAATTCCCCGCCAGCGCCAGCACTGGCGCGCTCTGAGGCCGGTCATGCGCCTGCATTAAAAGCGCCCCCTTAAGCGGGCAGGCGTGGCGGGGAGAGCATTGCGCGCCAGCGGTAATGTATTTATTTATTTTTGCGGGACTTTGTGTACCGTAGTACTGCGCCGTTTCGAACGAGTAATTAGTAATTGCGCAGTAATGTTTGATGGCGTGAAGAGCCCATGAGTGGCTAAGTTTAGGGGCGGGAAAGTGTCGCCCGGTTCAGATACTGAGTGGAGGTTTTGAAGCCGCTCAGCTCCTCTAATACCTTCATCTTATACATTCGGGCCTGTAGAGGTCTAAAACTGCCCATGATCCTGCCTGAATCCGCCCTACGAAGCGGGAAGACGTGACAGTCCCTTACATCATTCATTATACTATTAATTTCCTTATATAACAGTTGGTTACTTCATGTTGCTTAAATATAAATTATGAAGTAATTCAAAAAATCAATTAAAAAAATAGAAAATATGCTATGAATTATTTATAAAAATGTTTTGTATCTTCACGGGATGAATGGCTTCATATGAAAATTACAAAGATAACAGAATTGATTAAAGAAGCGCCTCAGCTTTTAAAAAACTCAGGGGAGGATAAACTATCTACAGGACCTCTATCAGAAATGGTAATAGGGTTAGTTTGTTCCGTTGGCACAGACCTAGAAGCAATCACAAAAAAAATAAGAGATAGATTATCCTTATATAAATTTGAATGTTCTGAAGTCCGGATTTCATCGGATGTGATAGCTGAGCTCTCTGGAAAGGGATATTATACAGATAATTATCAAAGAATTGATGGCTTAATGACCAAGGGGAATAAGTTAAGGGAAGATAGTGAATGTAATTATATATTGGCTCTTGGAGCAATAGCTAAAATTAATGAGATCAGGACAAAACATGCACGTTTACAAATAAATAAAAAAGGAATTGCATATGTTATAAATTCAATAAAGCATCCAGAAGAGGTGTATAAATTAAGAGAGGTATATGGCTCGGGATTTTTACTTTTTGGTGTTTTTTCAGATGAAAGTCGCAGGTTAGATAATTTAATTCGTAATAAAGGAATTCCAGAGGATAAAGCTGGATTATTGATTGCTAGGGATGAAGATGAAGAGTCTGGGCATGGTCAGCATACCAGAGATACATTTCATTTAGCTGATTTCTTTTTAAACCAAGATGGCCGAGATGATAAGCTTAATAATGATATAAAAAGAGTCTTTGATTTACTCTTCGGTAATCCTTTTATTACTCCGACATTTGATGAATATGCAATGTATATGGCCTTTTCTTCAGCTTTGAGATCTGCTGATTTATCGAGACAAGTTGGAGCCGTATTAGCAAAAAATTACGCTATTATGTCAACTGGTGCTAATGATGTTCCTAAGTCTGGAGGTGGTTTATACTGGCCATATTTTAATCCAGAGAACGAAAGTTATGAAGACTATCCGGAAGGAAGGGACTATGTAAGAGGTTTTGATTCGAATGCCAAACAAAAAAGAGAAATTATAGCTGATATTCTCAAGCAAATACCTAGAAAATCTCGTGATAATCTAGAGAAAATCCTCAATAACAGCCATATTCAAGATATTACAGAATATGGTCGTGTGGTTCATGCAGAAATGGAAGCTATTTTAGCATGCGCTAGAACTAACATTAGCACTCAAGATGCTTATATATATTGCACAACTTTCCCATGCCACAACTGCGCTAAGCATATCATAGCTTCGGGAATAAAGAGGGTGGTTTACATAGAGCCATATCCAAAAAGTAAGGCTTATGAATTTCATTCAGAATCAATAACTAATGATGAAAAAAACCAAGGAAAAGTGCTTTTCGAACCTTTTATTGGAATAGGGCCACGAGTCTATTTTAATCTATTTTCCATTGTTAATGGAAGTGGGAATAAAATTAAGAGAAAAGATAAGTCGGGAAATATCGTTAATTGGACTGAGTCTAATTCATCATTAAGGATATCACTGTTACCTATTTCTTACTTGGAAAGAGAGCAGATTTCTGTTAACTTGTTTGCAAAGATCATAGGAGTTTAACATGTCTATCGAAAATGGTTTTATTAAACATGTGGTTGCAACTAAAAAAAGAATTAATGAATGGCCGGAGTGGAAAAAAAATATGTTAGGAGGAGATGATTTATCTTCCAAGTCAATTAAAGTATTAAATAATCTTGTTTTACAAGAAGATAAAAAGAATGAAGAGCAATAAATAAACAATGAAAAAAGAGCTTCGAAAGAGGCTCTTTTTTATTTATAAATCAAAGTGTGTCTTCACTAATTGTATTAAATATAAAATTACTATACCACTGAAGCATTGCGCGTCTATTTTCTAAATATTGTGCGTGATTGTATGTTCCACGAATAGAATTTTTATCAACATGTGCTAATTGCATCTCAATCCAAGCACTGTCAAACCCTTGTTCATGCAATATTGTCGACATTGTATGTCTAAATCCGTGGCCTGTAGCACGGCCTTTGTAACCAAGTAACTCAATCACTTGTGACACACTTTCTTTCGAGATCGGTTTGCTACGGTTGTTCCTGCCAATAAAGATGTAAGGGTAATGGCCGGTAATTGGTTTGAGCTGTTTAAAAAGGTCAACTACCTGAGTAGATAAAGGAACAATGTGAGGTCTACGCATTTTCATCCGCTCTGACGGGATTTCCCATATCCCCTTTTCAAGGTCTACTTCTTCCCACGTAGCAAAGCGCATCTCCTGCGTTCTTACACCAGTAAGCATAACAATCTTAGTCGCATTTTTCGTGATGATGCTGCCGGTATACGCTTCAAGATCTCTAACAAAATGAGGTAGCTCATCGGCGGATAAAAACGGATGGTGCTTTTGCTTCGGAACAGCTAGAGCGATGGCTAAATCAGGTGCAGGATTGTATTCAGCACGGCCAGTTATGATTGCGTAGCGATAAACCTCACCGCACCTCTGACGCACCTTACGTGTTTTCTCTAGTGCCCCACGCTTCTCTATTCGTCGCAATACTTCAAGCAGTTCTAACGGTTTAATTTCACTGATAGGGCGTTTACCAATGAACGGGAACACATCTTGTTCAAATGTCTTAATGATTTCTTCGCGATAGGCCACTGTCCAGCGGTCAGCTTTGTTGGCGTGCCATTCTCGACATATAGCTTCGAATGAGCTTTCAGTGGAGAGTTGCTGAGCTAGTTTCTGGGCTTTGCGTTCCTCAACCGGGTCAATGCCATTGGCAACTTGCTTACGAGCGGTCTCACGCTTCTCACGTGCTTCAGCTAGGCTCACAAGGTCGTAGCTACCAAATGACATTAACCGCGCTTTCCCGGCAAAGCGGAAACGGAAACGCCAGCCCTTCGAGCCATCGGGATTGATAAGCAATGACAGGCCTTGCCCGTCGTTCAATGTGTATGGCTTGTCTTGGGGCTTTGCTCGTTTGATTTGTATATCTGTAAGTGCCAT